ATGGAAATAGCTAAAAAATATTGTGAACATTGTTTAAAAAAAAGAAGCTTATTGGATAGATTATTTCCTCTTGATTATACCATTTGTGAAAAATGCCATTTCCAATTGATTAATGAAATTAGAAACAAAAAGGTAAATACGAACAATGACAATGAAAAAAAACATTGATATAAGCATAATAATCCCTGTATTCAATGCTGAAAAGACGGTAGGGAGTCTTATAAATAATTTATTGAAAGAAAATGTGTTATCAATTGAGTTAATTATTGTTAATGATGGTTCAACTGATAAAACAAAAGAGGTCATCAAGGCATTTATAGATCCTCGAATTATTTACCTTGAACAAAGTAATAAAGGTGTGTACGCCGCAAGAAATTTAGCACTCAAACATCAAACTGGTGAGTGGGTAATATTCCTCGATGCCGATGATAGTGTTGGTAAAGATTTTTTATCACATCGACTGCATCTTGCCAAAAAAGAGAATGTTGACGTTCTCATTTCGAATGCATACCGATTAAATACAGTTTCAGATAAAAAATCAAGCATCCATAAAAAACAAATTTACGATAAAAAAATATCAGGGCATCAATGGATTAACAGTTGCGTCGCTAACAACGAGTGGCCACATTACCTATGGCTTCAAATAACGCGTTCATCATATATCAGAGATAATTGCATGACCTTCCATGACGGCAGGAGTCACAAGGATATATTATGGACCATGACGCTTGCCGAAAAAAATGGTTCGTTTTACATTACTAATAATCATGATTACACCTACACAATCAATTCTTCATCAATCACCAATAGAAATGATTACTACGATTTTAGGGCTATAGATTACATTGACATTATTTCAAGCATAATAAAAACCGCAAATAAAACTGAAAATGGCGAAATTCGAGTATCATTACTTCGACACAGCCTTGTTGAAGCTAGACATTTCCTTGGACTATACAGAAAAAAAATAAAAGATAGAAAAAACATAAAATCTTTATTTAAAGAAAACGTGGATTTAAAAGATATATTTAAAGGAATATGCAGCTTTAGTGATTTGGCATTTTTCTTTAAATTGTTGGTGAAAATGCTTTGACTCTGCGACAAAAGTTAAAATTGGTAGCTAAATATTAGCCATATACATCTCCCCTCCGCCAAGCTTGGGCAACCTTCAGGGCATATTGAATTGCTAAAGTTTTCAGTTTGCCCTTCTCATTAAATCTTCTTCAACTAGCACCATTCAAGCCTTCAGTATCAGTAGCACAGAATTTAGTTCAATGTTTTCGTCCTTAGAATTATCACGTAAAGTCGAAAATAATCTTATTTATCTGTTAGTTGCGTTTTTAGATAGATCCTCCAAAGATCCTTTTTACTGAAAAACACTGAAATTCTTTTCAACCTTTTCAGTTCTGGTTTTCCGCAGAGCCGCCAGCACTGGCGCGGTCTGGCGATCTAGTTTGTAGAAAAATAAAACTGAAAAATTTTTATGATCCAAAAACCGCAGGCGGGTGCGGTGTAGTGCGATTTTGGTCTGCGAAAGATTTTTTTGGCCATGCTGTGACGCGCCAGCGCCCTGCTGTGCACACGATCTGTTTACACGATGGCTGCGAGTATCTGAGGACGCCGGACGCGCCAGAGCGCCGTTGGTTGCGTGTAGCGATATACGCTTATGAGGTAAGAAAAGAGATATCCCAGCCAGGGGATGAAGGGCATAAAAAAACCCGCTTTCGCGGGTTATGTTCTGGACAGGTTTACTTGCCAATCACCGGGGAGTATTTGCCGTTCAGCGTGTCCGCTTTCGTTCCGGTGTTCCGTATGGCTCCCGCGTTGGTCGGTGCTCCCGTATTGCTGTGCGTGTGGCTTGCCGTTTGCTCTGCCAGCTCTTTCACCACGTCGAGTGTGTCGAGCATCAGCTGCGCCACGTTGATTGTGCCAGAGCCAATCCATACCACCGGGGCAATAATCTGCTGTTGCACGGCCGCCACGCTTTTACGTATCTGGCCAATTTTCTCGATCAGGTCTTTACCCGTTGTGACTGTCTGGCTCCCGGCAATGTCTGCTTCATCATTGCCGCCGATACTCGCCACGCGGTTATTTACTGCCTGGCTGTAATCCCCCGTGCATACCTGCTGAATGGCTCCGGCCAGTAGTGTGGACGTGCCCAGCACGGTAATTTTATCCGTGGCCTTAACCGTGGTTTCGCGGCTGACCAGCTCCCGCTGTTCTGTATCGGCCTTAACCACGCGTGCCATAGAAGTTTCACTGATCGTCTGGTCTGTCTGCCTCACCCAGTCACCCGCCTGAGTGACGCGCTGCGACACTTCCGCACGCTGCTGTTGCAGCTGTTCGCCTGGCTGGATATCCGGGAGGCTGGTTCCGTCCGGCACGGTCTGCCGCACAAACGGCTTATCCGGCCGTCCGCCAGTGAAAGCGATCTCAACCAGCGTCCCTTCGGGCGGAAACTGGAACATCCCCGAATCATTACCCGCCATAGGAACCGGCAGCGGAACAGCAGAGTAAACAGGCGTGTCTTTATCCGGGTTGCCGTCCGCGTCCAACAGCTGCACATCAACCGCATAGCGGGGACGGAACGGATCGGAGAAATTGCCACTTTTCACCGCCTCAACGGGATTCATCACGCGGCCAAACTTGGGCAAATGCAGTCCTGACGCCAGCTCCGGATAATGGCTTTCAATCTGGCGCTGAACGGGCGTTTTTTGCAATGCCTTACCCGTGGCACGGTTGCGGGGTGTCCAGGTAACGGCCATCGTGTCATTTTGCAGGTGGACTTTTGTTACCCTCTCCCCGTTAAGCTCCACGCCGGGGCGCAGACTCTGCACCAGGGGAAGTGTCATTGAGTTCCCCCCTGCCGCCCCCTGATTAAATTCATGGGGGATCTCTATTGGGCGATCAGCGAACAGGGCTTTTTCCGCGCCGCCTACATAAACACCGCCGTCCGGCAGCTGATACCAGACGTAATCCGTAATGCCAAAAGCCTGTCCCAGATTATCCAGCAGCTGATATCCCGTGCCGCTGTGGGTGAAATGTGGGATCGGACGGTCTGAGTAATCGGCATCCGGCACGCTGAAGGCCAACCCGCTTTGTTCTGTCAGCCAGCTGGCCACATTGCGCAGCGTGGGGTGCTGGAAGGAACATGGCCAGAGGCGTTCGAATACGCCGACCAGCTCGCGGACAAACAAACGCAGAAAGCCGTTTTCAGCAGGTTGTGATCGTTCCACGTACCCGGTAAACCAGCGCAACACCAGATCGGTGTAATAGCCAGTAGCTCGTCACAGGTCAGGCGATGCGGTTGAATCGGGTTCAACTTATTGCGCAGGATCTGCGGACGCATACCAACGGCAGCGGCGACATCTTCCAGATTGTGCGACAGCGCAAACGCTCGGCAAGCTGCATCAAAGTGAGCATGTTTAGAGGTCTGATAATCAAACATTGTTAGCTCCTCCCTAATCCGTACGATGAATTACGCGTTAAGCGAAACATCACATTCGCTTAATGCCATTACGGTTAAGGCGGCCATGTTCACTTCAACCAACCCTTTTTTCTGTGCTCCTTTAGGCTTGATAGGAAGTTTTCCGTATGAAATCAGGTTCTCAGCAGTACTCCTAGACATGCCGGTACGACGGCAATACTCATCAAGAGGGATGTATGGATCGGGGATCACGATTGTAATGTTGGGACGCATAATGCAAACTCCTAAGGTTGTGGATACGCCAATATCCACCGCCATTAGTCAATATCTAAACACAGGAGCAAGGTTAATTAGATGATATCTACATGTCAATATAATGTAGATTAAATCTATATACCTTTAATTTATGGCGAGATTTAGACTAGACCCAGAATCGGATAGCGCCCCAGTACTTGATCGGGTGCTTGAGGCTTACGGCTTCACGCAAAAACTACAGCTTGCCGAGCATCTTGGAATTGCTTCCAGTTCAATGTCTGCGCGTTATAAACGCGGTGGGCTTCCTGCTGACATAATGCTCAAATGCATGGCTGAAACAGGCGTAACTCTTGAATGGCTGGCAACAGGTCAAGGTAGAAAATTTGAGGATGAAGAAGTGGATATCCTCAAAATACCACGGCGTAAAATCGTTGACGGCCTAATGTATGACGCAGGGATGTACATGCTGGATAAAGTCTCTTTTTTACCCGGAGTCCCTTTACCGACCTCTCCCGTATGTGTGGTGGAAGGTAATAATCAGTTCATCGTTGATACCTCATTCACTGAAGTTTATGACGATCAGTGGCTTGTAGAGATTGAAGGTAAAATGAGTATCCGCACCCTTACGCGTATTCCGATTAAGAAAGTTAGAGTTAGCGGAGTTGGTATGGCTTTTGATTGTGCTCTCGACGACATAACCGTGAATGGGCGCGTTGTTCTGACAATTCAGTGATATGACCGTAAGAAAGCTAAGTGATGGCCAATGGGTTGCTGACTTCTATCCCGTCAACCGTAGCGATGGCAAGCAAGGGAAGAGAGTTCGCAGAAAGTTCGCGACTAAAGGCGAGGCGTTAGCATTCGAAAACTATACCCTTCAAAAAGTTGAGGACACACCATGGCTTGGACAAGGAAAAGATAAACGCCGCCTTTCAGATCTAATACACCTCTGGTTCGAGCGTCACGGGATAACCCTGCGCGATGGTGAAAAGCGTAAAAGCGCTATGCTATGGGCTGACGAGTGCATGGGTTCTCCTATGGCTACTGAGTTCACCGCGCAGGTGTTCACCGCTTATAGATCAAAAAGGTTGGATGGCCATTTTGCACGGACAAAGCGCGTCTCTCAGGTTTCGCCGCGCACCATGAACCTGGAGCACGCTTATTTCCTCGCTGTATTTAATGAATTAAAACGACTTGGGGAATGGGACGCACCGAATCCTTTAGAGAATGTTCGTCAATTCAGAACCGAAGAAAGTGAGATGGCCTATCTTACTGAAGAGCAGATTGACAAGCTCTTAGAGGAAAGTCGGCATAGCTCTGCTAAAGATTTGGAGATAATTGTCAGAATTTGCCTGTCTACTGGCGCACGCTGGGGAGAGGCTGAGAAATTGAAGCGCAACCAAATCTCTGCAGGAAAAGTCACATTTATAAAAACCAAAGGTAAGCGCAACCGCACAATCCCATTAGACCCAACGATCATAGCTGAACTGCCAAAAAAGAATGGAGCGCTTTTTAGTCCGTGTTATTACGCTTTTAGATCTGCTCTGGAAAGAGCTGGAATTGAATTACCAGCTGGGCAGTTAACGCACGTTCTCAGACATACCTTTGCATCTCATTTTATGATGAACGGCGGCAACATATTAGTCCTTCAAAAAATCCTCGGACACACCGATATCAAAATGACAATGCGTTACGCTCATTTCGCGCCAAACCACTTAGAAGAAGCATTGAGATTAAATCCTTTAAATAATATAAACAAAAGAGAAATCCAATGA